GGAACAAACTCTTACGAAAAGAGTGCGTTGTGATTATGATTTATTACAACAAGATATAATGAAATTGAGAAAACAAAATGTTCTTAATGAATTAGAAATTTTAAAATTAACAGGCAAATCGGTTATTTTTGAAAACCAAGAAATAATAGCATCAAGAGTAGTAACCGCTTTTAAGAATAGAAAAATTATAAATATTATGGTTGTATCTAAAACGCAATCAGGTAAGACTGGAAGTATGTGTGCTACAATTAAACAATATTTGGAAGATACAAGTAATTTAATTCCAATTGAAAATATATACATTATTACTGGGTTGTCAAGTTGTGAATGGAAAGAACAAACAAAAGAAAGAATGCCTGAAAGCATACAAACAAGAGTATTTCATAGATGCGAATTACCTAATACATTTGTTGATGAAATTAAAGATAAACAAAATATTCTTATCATTATGGATGAAATTCAGGTTGCCGCCAAAAAAGGTCAAACTATTTACAAAACATTTAAGAATGCTGGATTGCTAAATAAATCTAAATTATATGAAAATGATATTAAAATATTGGAATATACCGCAACTCCTGATGGAACAATATATGATTTAATGAAATGGAATGATGCATCAACTAAAATATTAGCAGATGTTGGAGATGGATATATAAGTTCATATAATTTATTACAAATAGGGAGAGTAAAACAATATAAAGAATTATGTGGTTACGATAAAGAAACTGGAGATGAAGAAGTATTTGAAAACATTGAAGAAATAAAAAATGATATTGATAACTATGTTAATTCTTTATATCATATTATTAGAACTAAAAATGGTCCAGAACAGGAGTTAACCATTCAAAATTTTAAACAAATATTTAATACTAATAATTATGATTTTATTAAATATGATAGAGAAAGTGAAATTGAAGACATAAATAAAACTTTAATAATGCAACCAGAAAGACACACATTTATATTCATTAAAGAAATGTTAAGATGTGCTAAAACTTTGAAAAAAAAATATATTGGAATATTATATGACAGATATAGTAAAAATCCAGATGACACGACAATTATTCAAGGGTTAGTGGGTCGTGACACTGGATATGATAATAATGGTATAAGTATCTGTTATACTAATATAGATAGTATTAACAGATATGAAGAATTATGGCAGAGCAATTTTGAAGACAAAACTATTAAGTGGAATTCAAAAACAACAAAATATACAAATGGTATTCTTTCTGGCAAAAATACATTTAATGACCCAAAAGATTATGATGGATTTTCAGTAGAAAGTGACGATAGTGATGAATTAAAAGAACCAGTTATCAAGAAATTTAAAACACAAGAAGAAGCAAAAGAGTATTACAACAAAGAGTTAAAAGAAATTATGGGTGGTAGAGGACCAATTAAAAGAAAACCTGATGAAAATGGGTTTTATCTTTCTACTATCGGAAAAGGCGATAATAGAACAAGAGTTAGAACAACTAAGGAAATATATGATGTTCGCAGATGGTCTCTAAATGAAACACATCATTACACATTTCATCCGTGTTATGAAGATATTAATGATAAATCTACTTTACAATGGTGGTTTATCCATTATTAATTCAAAACAATATTTCTGCGTTCTAATGTGATTGCCTTCTTTTGTAAAATGATAATCTAAACTAACCATATTGTATTTCATTTTTATCAGATGCTTAATTATTGACAACCAAGGTCTTTTTATTTTGATTGGTTCTCCAACTGCCTTAATTCCATTAAAACTATAATATTTTCTTATGTCAGGTATTAGTTCCATTATTTTTTTTTGGATTTCTTCATTTTTATCTAATTCATAAAGCGTATATTCTGTTTTATTTTCTAAATCTAATATCTTGACAATTTTATCAACTATATCTTCTTGTTCTTTTTTATACAACTCACTTTTAAGACGCATCGTAAATATACTTAAAATAATAAATAAATTTTAAGTATGTTATTTATAAATTTTTAATTTTCTCCGTCTTGTTGATGGTTTCTTTTTCAATTCATATCCTTCTTTCAAATTATAAGCATATTCAAAGTAATTTTTATAATTTTCAGGTTTCACTTTATTAATAGCTTTTTCTACATTCTTTTCTAATTCTTGAAAATTCTCAACATTTCTATCTTTTTTCAAATATGTTTTTACTTGGTTAAAGTATTGTTCTATTGCATCTGTCTTGGGAGTATATGGGACACAAAATAAATAATGATTGCCACTCTTTGTTATGGCATTTTTTATTAACTCATTGTTATGACTTCCCGCATTATCCAAAATAATAAGATGGTCTTTGTATTTTGAAAATACATATTTTTCTAAAAATTCTAATAATCTTTCTTTTGTCATACCACCTTTTTCATATAATTCTTTTCCAACACATTTTGAATTACTTATTGCTACCAATAAAGTAAATTTACGAAACACAAATTGGTTAGAAGTTTTTATTACACATCTTCTACCTAATTCACATCTACTATAAGTTGGTTTCAAAGCAGAACCAACACTTGTTTCATCTAAACAAATAATTTTATTCATAGGAAATTGTTTAACCCTATTATAAAATTTATCCAACTCATTTTGTTTCTCAATTGGTTTCTTATATCTTTCTTTTGGGAAATGTTCGTGTCTTGTTCGTTTTCTTGTTTTATTATTATCTCTAATAACTTGTCCTAAATGTTGAGGTGTAATATCAAAAGTAGGATATTTCTTTTTCATCTCAAATTCTAATTCATTCATAGTAAGTTGTTCGTTTTGTTTTAACAATTCTAACGCGGTTTTCACTTGTGGTTTAGTAATTTTATAAGATACTGGTTTTCTATATCTTCTTGTAAGATTTTTAGAAGTTTTATATCTTTGTATCCATCTTTTAAGTGAGGATTTTTTACAATCAAAAATTTTACAAGTATTGTCATATCCGTCTTCGTGATTTAAGTAATAATTAACAGCAGATAATTTATAATCTACACTTTTATGCTTCATATAATAAATAGATAAAAATTATATTAAGCGTGCCATTTTAAATCTTCAAGGGTGTAAAGGCAATTATTATTTATGTGTATATATGGAAGAAATAGATATAGTTTCTTTGATTGAAAATAATCCTGTAACTATATCTGTAGCATGACGTCATGCGTAGTAGTTACTCTCATGACCGCGTATTAGGCCTTATATTTTCAATGAGTGCATAATACACGTCCCATCCTCTATTATCTCTTCTTTGTACGGTTCGTTCCTCCGTACCTGCACCCATTCTACGTAAAGGAAGGTTCTGAGTACTACATGAATATCTAAATATCCATTCTGGTCCAGGTGAAATTGAATTAGGTGTTGATGTGTAATCGATTACACCAGTAACATTGTTTTCATCATTTCTATTGGTTGTTGACGCATAACCTCCTCTAGTATAACGTTTCTTATTGGTTTTTCTAGAACGTTTAGAACGTTTAGAACGTATAGTTCTTCTCCGTGTTTTACTATTTTTCATACCTATAATATTATGTAATATTATTTTATCGCTAATTATGTCTATTTCTGTATTTTTGTTATTTCTGTATTTTTGTAAATTTATATCAAATGCTTATAATTATTTAAAATGTAATTCAAATAATTATATATGGGGAATTCTCAATCATTACAAAAAATAAATTACGAAGATGTTCAATATGTTATTAAAAATTCCGAGAACCACATTCTAATAAATACATTAAACGAGGGTGAGCAAGAATGTCTAATACATAATACAGTGAATATCCATAAGGAAGTAGAATTGATTAATAAATTAATCCAATATGGCAATAAAGAAATAAAAATTATAATTTACGGACGAAATTGCAACGATGAAAAAGTATATGTAAAATATAATCAATTGTGTTCTCTCGGTTTCTATAATGTATATATTTATATGGGTGGGTTATTTGAATGGCTTATGTTACAAGATATATATGGGTCGAATGAATTCCCAACAACAAAAAAAGAACTAGATATTTTGAAGTATAAACCTAACAAGATGCTTAATGTGCAATTATTGGAATACTAGTTACAAACATTGGTAACAAGTATTGGCAGCCATCCTCGTGAAATATAATATCGACTAATTATATTATGGAAAAAAAATCGCTCTTGCAAAATTTATTTGTATTTTGTTTACTTTCAGCATTATTATTAAGTTTTTATTTTTTTATCGATACACTCGTATTTAAGAACAAAGACCATTCGCCCATTTTTAGCACTTGGCAATTTCCTATGTTATTGGCATTATTTGTAGATACTATTTATGGTTTGTAATCCATAATTGCAACATTTGATAAGTGGTCAGCGCGTTTATTTAAGTGTCGTAAAATATGTTCGTAATGTATTTTGTCAAAATTACCTTCTAATTCCTTCGCCCTTTTATATAGCTCTAGTAGATTCGGCGAATTGCATTGATATAGTCCTTTCATATGATTTATCACTAATTGACTATCTCCTTGAACATGCAGGCTTTTTATGTTCAATTCGACAGCTTGTTGTAATCCTAATATCAGACCAGCATATTCGGCGCGATTGTTAGTGGTATTCTCTCCCACAAAGAAACTTTGCGACCAAATTTCGGCGTCATTATGGTATATAACCGCTCCAGCGCCGCATAATCCAGGGTTTCCTTTACTACATCCATCGAAATTCATTCTATATGTGAACGAAGTAGTAGTGTCATTCTCTAAATCTAATTCAGGGAAGGGAATTTTACGAATCGGTTTAATTTTAGGTAACATGTTCAGTTAGGTTTCTTTATTTGGTAGGATAATATTTTATTTCAATTTTAAAAAATTATCTTTTAGACTTGTTCACAATACAAAAATATAATTTCAAATAAATAAAAACAATCAAAAAAATTTTCAATCAAAATTTCTCTATACCAATAACTCTTGTAAATTTTCTACATATTTTTTGGCTTTTTTATGTAATTGTAAAGATTCTCTTTTTGCATAAGATGTAGTAAATAGTCGATGACGTCTCATTCTAAATACACGTTTTTCAAATAATTTAAAAGCCTCTTGTAAAGCATCAAAATAGTCTGAATTATTGCGATACATATCATACATTATACAACGGTCTATATCGTATGCCGCTAATAAGTCCGCCTCACGCACAATATGATACGCTAATTGGTATTCACCCAAATCAGGGTATCCGTTGGCTTTTACTTTTGAATAGGACATTGTTCCTATGATATTTCCCATTATTTCTAACTCGTTCGGCTGCATATATTCGGACAAATGTACTTGTAGTCGCGCAATCCCTTCTTTTTCGTCCATATATTTTTTATCACACATATCGTGTCCAATTGCCGCCATATAAATTACTTCTTTATGGTTTTCTAGATATGGATGTTGAATGACTTCTTCATCGTATATTTTTTTTGCATATCCAAATACTTCCATACTATGTTTCAGTGCATGTGATTCATCGATGTTATAAATAGCGCTAGTATCCATAACAAAGTTGAAACAATGGTTTATTAAATTTATAAGAGATATGGATGTTGTCATTATTTTCATTTGTAAAATATCTGGGATATAAATAGGTCTAATACGATAAAAATAATATATTTTATTGTATTCAATTTTATTTTTTAGATTTATTTATTTATGAAATCATCAATTTCTCGAATCCATTTTTCAATTTGTGTTTCATTTTGATAAATATCAATATTTCCATCCAAAACTAGTTGTTCATTACAAACGCATTCATTCGAAGATTTATCGAGCATATTATTATGGTAAATATTACAACTATTTAAATAATCTAATGGTATATTCGATTCGCCGTCTCTAGCTCGTTTCATTATTCGTAAATGACATTTTTCAGCACATGTTTTCACATATACTACTTTGTGTACAGGAAATTCTTCGGAAAATGTATCAAACCAATTTAAATAAATCTGATAATTAATATGTTCAATTTTCCTACTATCATAAAGCATTTTGGCAAAAACCATTTTATCTGTATACAAACTGCGCTCTGTTATAATGATGGTTTTTTTAGTAGCATTATTTTTATTATTTAACGCGTTTTCTCGAATATTCTTTAATGCATCTCGTAACACTTTTAATCTGGACACATATGCCATCATTTGAAAAGGAAAGGAATATTTTTCTTGGTCCGAATAAAATTTCTCAAGAATGGTAGTTCCATTTTCATCTTTTATCTTTTCCCATTCATCCACAGGTTCCTTTAAAAACACAATATTCGCTTCATTTTTATAATAGTTACGTAGGTTCGCCAAGAGTGTAGATTTTCCAGAACCAATATTTCCTTCAATAGAAACAATGATGGGTGACATTTTTATATTATAATATATAGCTACGGTTTATTTATGTATTTTATTAACATTAATAATACATTTCAATTTTAAAAAAAAATGATTTATAAATAAACTTAAAAGGATAACAATAAGAATAAGATACACACTTTATAAAAATAAATGGACTTGAAACAACGAAAATTAAATAGGTCAGAATGGAATTCTATCGAAGTATCAGTTTCAAAAGACGAAATTGATATTTTAAACATGATTATAAAAGGATATCATGATGTAAATGTAAAAATTAATAATAACAATTCTATATTTACGTTTTTAAAAGTAGAATATTCAGAAAAAATGGAAGACTTTATATATAATAAATATTTACGTGAACGAAGTGATAAAATTGAAGGCGAATTAAAATATATAAATTTGGAATATAAAAAAATGAAAATAGATAGCGATATAAAATTAAATTCTGTAGACAAAGTGCGATTAGAACGTTTTGACGAAAATTCATTGAAAAGAAATGATATTTACGAGTATACATTATTAACTCATATGGAACAAATTATTTACAACAAAAAATGTGGAAATAATAAATTATTTCACTTTCATTACTTCACTCTATATAAATTAATTAGAAATAATATTGTAAAATTAAATCGTCATATAAAAGAGCTGGTAAAACGGATATTGTCTGTATTTGAAAATGACATGAGTAAGGCAACTATTATAGAAAATGGTGTTGAAATTATTGAAAAAAACGAGAGTTTATTAAGATATAATGATTTGACTTTATACGAACATCAAAAGGATATATTTACTGCGTGTAAAAAATCAAATCCAAAATTGGTATTATATATGGCTCCTACTGGCACTGGTAAAACACTCACCCCCATTGCATTATCAGAACAAAATAAAATAATATTTGTTTGCGCGGCAAGACACGTCGGTTTGGCTTTGGCAAGGGCTGCAATTTCAGTGCATAAAAAAATCGCGTTTGCGTTTGGGTGTGCTAGTGCCGACGATATTCGGCTTCATTATTTCGCGGCCAAAGAATTTACCAGAAATAAAAGAACTGGTGGCATTGGTAAAGTCGATAACAGTGTTGGAGATAATGTGGAAATAATTATTTGCGATATTAAATCGTATTTGCCAGCAATGTATTATATGTTAGCATTCTTCAAAGCAAAAGATATTATTACGTATTGGGATGAACCTACGATTACATTAGATTATGAAGAGCATGAATTCCATACCACTATTCGAAAAATTTGGAAAAAAAATTGTATTCCAAATATGGTATTATCGTCTGCTACATTACCTAAACAACATGAGCTTACGGAAACAATACCAGATTTCTTAAATAAATTTCCAGGCGCTGAAATATGTAATATTGTAAGCCATGATTGTAAAAAATCTATTCCCATTGTTAATAAAGATGGATTTGTTGTATTACCTCATTACTTAGACGGAGATTATAAAGGTATACAACATATTGCCAAACATTGTAACGATTATTTAACATTATTGCGATATTTTGATTTGAAAGAAGTCGTTAATTTCATTACCTATATTATATCCAATAATTACGGAACAGCTAGAACTCATTTGGATAGACATTTTGACTCATTCGATGATATTAATATGAAAACAATTAAAATGTATTATGTTTATTTGTTACAAAATATAGTGTCTGATAAATGGGAAAACATATATAATCATTTTAAAGAGACTAGATGTCCGCGAATATTAGAAAATAATAGTATTGACCCTAAAGGAAATAAAATGATAAAATCTAGCAGAAGTGTTGGTCCTGGAACGACTATTCAAAAAGACGTGAATCAAAAAAATAGTTTGTCAGGAGCTCCGCTTACGCGATTAGCAAGTGAACAAACCCAAACACATTCAAAAACAGAACAAACTACAGTGACACCGCCACCAAATGGCACCTCTGGAGTGTACGTTACTACCAAAGATGCTTATACGTTAACCGACGGCCCAACCATATTTATTTCAAACGATATTGAGAAAATTGCGAAATTTTGTATTCAACAAGCAAATATTCCATGTGCTGTGATGGAAGATATTATGAAGAAAATAGAATATAATAATATTATTAATGAAAAATTACATTTATTAGAATCGGAAGTAGATATTATTAAAGATGCTGCAGATAAAAAGATTAAAAATGAAGTGTCTGAATTTCATGGAGGACAAAAAGTAAGTAGTCGAAATAAATCCAATAAAGACCCCAAAAAATTAAGTAAAGATATTCCAGAAGAATTTGAAAACAAAGGAGCTCTTTCAAAATTACTACAAGAAATCACATCATTAAGAATGATGATAAAATCCGCCGCACTCAATGACACGTTTATTCCCAATAGAAAGATGCACTTGGATAAATGGGCTGAAGGTATTGATAGTAAATCATCGTTTACAAGTAATATAGACGAACAAGTCGTATCAGACATTATGGCGTTAAAGGGCGTCGAAAATTCTTGGAAAGTATTACTTATGATGGGTATCGGCGTATTTATAAATCATGAAAATATTACTTATACCGAAATTATGAAGAAGCTAGCAGACGAACAAAAGTTATTTATGATTATAGCATCGAGTGATTATATTTATGGCACCAATTATCAATTCTGTCATGGATTTCTAAGTAAAGATTTAGATTTAACACAAGAAAAAATTATTCAGGCTATGGGGCGTATTGGTAGAAATAATGTGCAACAAACCTACTCAATCCGATTTAGAGATGATGAACAGATTTTAAAATTATTTACATCAGAAACGGATAAACCAGAAATTATAAATATGAATCGCTTATTTAATACACGGAAGGTCGTTTGGGAAAATAATCAATATAACGAGATAGCAGATGATATTGAAGATGATGCTGGAACAGGACAAAATAATATGTGTAAAAATACAGATAAAACATATGTAGATGATGAATATGACCCATATGATGAAGAAGACAATATAATAAATAAAGATACCAATAAAAATAAGCAATTAGATATAGTTGAATATGAATAAATACAATTGGCAAATATATAAAATAAAATTGATTTTCATACCTTTTCTATTTCAATTATAGAAATAATAGAAATAATAGATGAGTAAAATGAATACAACCAATTTAAGAAAAGGACACCGCTACTTATTTTATGAACAAAGGCCATACGAAGAAAACGAAACAATTTTTAGAGCGAATTTTGTCAATCTATACGAAACATCAAAAAACATAATTATAAACAATTCTGAAACAGAAACATGTGCAAAAACCCAAATATCTATACCATTAGGGTGGATAACAAAAATTGAAACTTTAGAAGATATTACATGCGGAAAAAGTATTTTGCCAGAAGAAATTTTACTCATGATTGATGAATATGTATAAGTTTTACACACCAACAATAAATATATAACAAAAACATAAAGATATCTTCAATATTTTATATAATATATATAACAATGTATCAATCAATAAATAATGATATAGATTATCAAAGCAATAATCTCGACAAAAAAAGCAATTTTGAAAAAATGTGGGCTTTACCCCTGAAATTAGGTGCCACTTTTTTTGTGTTGGTTTCATTCATTACCATTTGCAATCGTTCCTATAAAACAACACTGGTTTCAGTATCAAACACAGAATTTACCTCAACATCTAGCTCCAATTCTAACCTTAACAATGATTTTTTCATTGAAATATCTGTAAAAGACCCCACGTATGGCACCATTCAAACATTAGATGATTTACCATGGGATGCACTCGCGGAACCATGTAAAAAACAAATGTTTTCCATTGAGACCTTTACTGTTGCCGATAAGATAGTCGACGTATCTGATTATATCGTGTGTTGGAGCATTGACAATAATATATTTCATGGTGACGATACATTAATAATGTTAAACAATACTGGAATATATGATGCGACGGTTTCGATTACTACTAAATTATCAAATACGATGACATCGAATACTGTATATACCTATGATTTTACATTGGCCGTGAAATATGTTCGACGTGAGATACGCAGTCTTACAGATGAAGACCGCGAAACATTTTTCTCTGCATTAGAGCTATTATATTCTCTTAGTGAAACAGAAGGACAACGATTGTATGGGTCAAAATTTCATAATGCCGAATATTTTTCCTACAAACATTTAACAGGAGCTGGAACTACTGATTGTGACCACTGGCACGATGGTGCTGGAATCATTACCCATCATATGGCGTTTACATTGGAATTTGAACAAAGTCTACAAGCTATTAATCCAGCCATTTCCAACCCTTATTGGGAATATGGTATGGACACATATTTATATGACCATTGGTCCGAATCGCCCATTTTTGACGCGGATTGGTTTGGTATGTCCAGTCCTACAAATCCTGAACATAAAATAGATGATGGTGGTCGATGGGACGAACTATTGGTTCCAGATGGTGATGCATACACCGAATGGAGTATTGTCGACACAGGTTCCTTAAACCCTTATGTCAATGGATATGGTCATATGCGCAGTCCATGGAATAATAATCCGTTTCAGCAGCTAGGCCGTCACAACAAAACATATTCCATGACTCAATATGAAACCATGCCTGATTGTTCTGTTTTGCAATCGTGTTTTAAAAGCACCTCACTTGCGGATTTAAATGATTGTTCAAATGGTCAAACACACGGACCAGTGCATATTCTAATTGGTGGAGCGTGGGGTGATGGCGCTTTATTTGATGACGAAGATATATCTATGGTTCAGAAACCAGATAAATTATTATTTTTTAAAGTGTTGTGGCGTATGGGATATACACGATGTCCTGATACCTGTAGCTATGGTACGCCTTGTAAATGTTCTGTTCCACAAAAATATATTGACGAATATGGCGCCGAAGCTATTTTAAAAGCGACAAATGTATATTATGCTTTGGAGACCGAGTTAAAAAATGCCGACGACGAACTCTTTTTAAAAGTATTGCGTGCAGTAGAGGACCCTGGTATTGCAGGAGAAATGTTTTCTTCGGCGGCGGCATTTGACCCTACCTTTTGGCCTCTTCACGGACAATTGGAGAGATTATTGGGCGCGAAACGTATTATGATTTCACAAGGTTCTATTACAGATTTTGATGAAACATGGGCATTTACCGAATATAATAAAGCTTCTGGTGCGGCTTATTTGAATGGTGTTTGTGATTGGTCAAATATAGCAGGTTCTGGTGATTTAACCATGCCAACTTGCACAATGGATGTCATTTGTGATGGACATAATGAAGACGATATTTTGGAATTCTCGAATTTTTTGAATCAAGAAGAAGAATATACCAACAAAGACTTTTATAATTTTATACATCCGTGGTCAGACGATTTGCCATATACGTATGATACATGGGATTTTGATTATTGTGCGGACCAAGGGTTTTCATTTACGGCGACGAGTAGTTCTAGTGGTTTACCTAGTGCTAATTTGCCGAATAATCCAAGCAATACAAATATTATTCCTGGCAAAAATAAATATAAATAACAAAAAATTTTATACCCAAGCGTAGTATAAAATTTTTATACATTTTCATAACCGACAATTTGGTTTCTTACTCTTGGCACACACATACCAATACTATGTTCAACATTATTATTTTCGCTATATACAGGCGTATCAAGTGTTAAATAACTAGGGGTTTTTCTAATATAAAACGCAACATTTTTATAAGTATTTTCATATATTTCACTCAATAATACATTAGATGGTTGTAGTGCTGGAGCCAATTCAGGGTCCCTACCATTTATATTATGATATTGTCCAGCTTCCACTATTTCTATATCTTCAGTTATTTGTAAATTGAAATCTCCTCTGGCGCGCATTTTAATATCATCAATAAATTGGCTTAGTGTTAGATTGGGTCGTACAAAATATTTTTTAGTTTGGCATGTATAAGCCAATTTGAAATTAAACTCGTAATATGGATTGGAACGGTTCATTTTAATATTGTTTGCCTTTTATATTCGTTACATTTTGAATATCAATTTTTTTGTTTATCATAATAGGTTTTTGGGGATTATAGGTGTTGTAATTTAGTTCCGAGTGTTTTGAAATATGTATTGTTATAAGCTATATTTTTATTTCACCAAAATGCGCGGTTTTACACCCTTGAAGATTTAAAATGGGACAAATAAATATTCTTTTTTTATTATATGAATGACGCATAAAAGCGAAGATTATAAAATATCTGCTGTTAAATATTATTTGAAAAATAAAGACAATATTAGAAAAACTTGTAAAATTTTTGATTGTAAGAAATCTACATTACAACGATGGATAAAGAGATACGAAACTTCTAAAAATCTTACAAGAAGAAACAAAAAACCTATATCTTATAAAATTACTAAACCACAAGTGAAAACTGCATTGGAATTGTTGAAACAAAACGAACAACTTACTATGAATGAATTAGCAATTGATATGAAAAAGAAATATCCTACATTTGATATTACACCTCAACATTTAGGACAAGTAATAAGAGATAATAATAAAACAAGAAAAAGAACAAGACACGAACATTTTCCAAGTATTTCGTTTGATGTTCGTGTATTATGGAACGATAAAACAATGGTAGTATTTAACCGCCAATCAAATTTTCTGTAATTATTATTATATTAGTATATAATATAATAATGGCTACGTTATCTGTACCAAGTTCATACGCTACTATTGCGGCGGCAATTACTGCTGCGTCAAATGGCGACACAATCCAAGTTTCTGCTGGAACATATATTGAAAATATTACAATTAATAAACAACTAACAATTCAAGGAGCTGATAAAGCTACTACTACAATTACATCAGTATCTAGCGCAACAATACCTACTATTCAACTTACAGATGGTGCAACTGGAACTAGTATATCAAATTTGACGGTTCAATGTAGAGTAACTACATTATCTACATCTGGTGCGGGCAATTCTAATAACAATGATAGCGGTATTTATTTTTATACAACAGATACAGCTACAAATCCACATATTAGCAATATTACATTAACTAACTTAATAGTGCAAAATAGTTCAAACGGTATTGCATTTAATAATAAAAAATCTAATAACATAACAATATCTAATTGTATTATTCAAAATAATGAAGGTTCTGGTATTAGAATTGCTACCAATACTGAAGTTATGAATGGATTTACCGTAGATAGCTGTACTATTCAAAACAACAATTTAAATGCTATTAATTCAAATTCAAGTGGAACATATAGACCAAGTTGTACTAATTATACAATACAATCTTGTACTATTAGCAACAATAACAAATTAACAGTTAATAATAGTCATGATGTATCAATTTTTGGCTTTAACGGAAATATTGAAGTAAAAGACACAACAATAACTTCAAATCATGCGGAATCAAAATCAAGTAATGGCTCTTCTGCAACTACTGGTGGCTGGGGATTTGTAATTTATGGCAGTAATAGTAGCAGCACAATTAGAGATTCTGGAACTATTAGTTTATTAAACTTAACTTTTAATGGTAATGTAATTAAGTCTGGTTTGGGTATTGAAAGATACGCTAACCTAACTTTATCAGTAAATAATGTAAATTTAAAGGATTACGTACAAAATAAAGCAAATCAAACATGGGCACAAGTAGTTATGGGTCATAATCCTTCAATAAGTGGTACAGTTGTGGATTTAAAAAATACAAAATTAACATCACTTCAACTTAGTGGTGCGGGTTCAGTTGATATTAGAAAATGTAGTTTTTATAAACAAGACGGAACATTATTAGATTTTAGATATAATAGTACTGACTTAGCACTATTAAATAGTTTAATATATGAAAATCAGGACCTAAGTGCTCTTGGAAAAGCTATTGGAACAGTAGTTAGTGATTTTATACCTGTTGTTGGTAGTTTCGAGATATCAAATCAATTACTTTCATATGTTAACTATACTATAACAAATCCGTCTAAACCAAGCGAACATACTGGAACATGGAGTTATCAAAGTTCAAATACAAATATTGCAAACGTTTCTGGAAATGTTATTACATTTATAGCTAGTGGTTCTGTTACTATTACAGCAACATTAAGTAGTACAGATATATATAACAGTATTGAATTAACGTCAATTTTTAATATTTCATCATCAAATAGTCCAAGCACACTTAACTTTAATAATATTGTAAATGTAGCAGAAACATATTTTTCAAGCGTTACACCTACTAATGATATTGTACTAATACCAAGTGATTTAATAACAAATATTGTATCTGTTTTAAATCCTACAAGTGAAAGTGCAACTGTTGAAGAAAAACAAGAATATAGAAGTACTTTAGTTAAAAATTTATTTGATTATTTTTCTACAGCAGAAATAATAAGTGTTCCGCCAAACGCAATTTATTTACCAACTGAAATTGATACAACAGGGGTTACAAATATACAATTAATTAACACAAATAGTTCATCAAGTAGTTTACCAACCATTGCAACTAATATTGCATCTACAGATGTATTTTATGCTTTATTAGAAAGTGTTGGTAATTCAATTAAATTTAATGGAATTGATAATTATCTAGGTTATAGTATTCAAATAACAAAATCATCAAGTATTGATTATACAGTGATTAAAAAAAATAGTTCAAATAATTCAACACAAACAACAGCGGTTAAAGGAGATGAAATAAATTGGGCTGGATTTACTATAGTAATAGGTAGTGTTACCGGACAGTTATCTAATGTTCCAGTTAATTCAATTTGTTTTCCAGCAGGAACTCCTGTTGTAACAGATCAAGGAATTATTGCAATTGAAAAAATAAATTCAACTAAAAATACTATAAGAGGTAAAAAAATTGTTGCAATTACTAAAACTGTTACTATTGAAGATAAAATTGTATGTATTGAAAAAGATGCATTAGGTTCTAATATCCCTTCTCAAAATACTTTAATTAGTAGAAATCATAAACTTTTTTATAATAAACAAATGATAAAAGCAAAACATTTAGTAGGTTATGTTGATGGTGTTTTTAATAAAAAATACAATGGAGAAATTCTTTATAATGTATTATTAGAAACTTACGAAAAGATGATAGTTAATAATTTAATTGTTGAAACATTAGATCCTAAAAATATTGTAGCACAATTATACAATGGCAATTACACAGATGAAGAAAAAAATAGTATTATTGTATACATTAACCAATATGCAAAATATAAAAAAGCATATGGTAAATTTTAAAGTTCCATTTCTAAATAAGTGCCATAAAGAGGTTTCATTTTTGATAATATAGTAATATTATCAAAAATATGAATCAATTTTATCAATATTCATATTATGAATATTATGATATTATTTGTACTATAGACTTTAAGTAGTTTTGGGTAATGAGTAATAAAATATTATTATATATTTGTGAAGACCACCCAAACCGCTTAATTGGAATATGCTAACCCACCCATACCACTCATAATACGTAATACGTTGTAGTTGGTGGCGTAGACACGGACCTTGGCAGTCTTTGTTCCTTCAACTGTTGCGTTGGATAAGACCAATTGAAGTGTGGCATTATCAATTCTGGAGAAGTTGCAAGTGCCGGAAGGTTGATGTTCTTCAGGTCTCAATGCAAATGAGTAAACGTTGATACCTTCATCAGGGCAACGTGTGTGTGCTTGGTATGGTTGGACCCATGAGAAGTATGAACCTTCACGTTCAGAGAAACGATCCTGTCCGTTAAGTTGTAATTTGGCAGTTACAACTGGGTTTTGGCCCCAACAATGCATATCTAAGGAGGTTTCGGTTAAAACGAATGTGCCTGCATCAGATACACCTGAGTTATCAAGGTGTGAGCCGCCGTTTTGTAAAAGAGCAGCAATGGATGCATCAGTTCCTGTTGGAACAGGGACAGCAACACCACCAATATTTACTTCGTTGTAAGGGTTTGAAGGTCCGTGCCAGTAGCCAGTGAAGCCTGCTGGGATGTATTCATCCATAGCACCAGCGTCTTGGAATAAACCACGTGCATCAATGAATGCACGAGAATCAGCTGCAACTGCTGCTGGGCCACCGAAAGCATGGATAGCGTTTGGTAAAGCATCAATAGCATCAGTGTAGTTGAATGGTTGGGCACCTAATACCTTGAATAAAAGAGCATCACATGTTAATGATGAGCAGTAATCTACGTTTTGGTCAGGTTGAACAACCCAGATTAATTCCTTGACAGGGTGGTTGAAATTTAACTTAATCTTGTTACTGGATGAACCAACTGATTCATCACCTGTGAATTGAAGCTGTGTGATTAAGTATTCGTGTGGGTTTTGTGCCATTCGGCGACGTTCATCAGTATCTAAGAAGACGTAATCAACGTATAATGATGCAGCAACTAAAGATTGGTTGTATGCAATGGTTGCTGGAACTGGACGACCAACTGAGTATTGGTTGCCAGCTGACCATGGGTTACTGTTGCAGTTTAAGGTGGTAACAGCCCATAAGCATTCATCAATAGGTCTGATATCAAGGTTAATCTTGACTTCGTGGTATTGAAGAGCAATTAAAGGTAATGCTAAGCCAGGGTTGGTGCAGAACCAGAATTGTAATGGAACATATAAAGTTGTTTCTGGTAAAGCGTTTCTTGGTGCACAAACTTGACGTGGTGCTAAGGAATCACAAGGTGATTCGACATCAGAGAATGAAGGGTCAGTGATGAATGTTAATTGAGTTGTGTTACCAATCATTTTGAAGTATCCACGTTGTTGTTCAGAAGTCATTGTAAGTTGGTTCCAGATGTGCATCCAGTCACCGTATTGACGGTCGATTCTTTGACCACCAATTTCGACTTCAACCTGAGCGATAAGTTGTTCACCAGGGAAATCTAACCAACGAGCATAAACACCAGTGTTTTGGCCAGTTGTGTAGTTTCCAAGACCCATAAGTTGGTTAATCTCAGGAAGTGTT